TTCAACTTTGTGGGATTTGAAATTGATGCGGAATATTATGAGAAACAAGAAAAGCGTTTTAATGACTTTAAATCACAACTGCGGTTGTTTTAGCGGTGTCGTTTTTGGCATTGCTGGTAACGGTTTGCAGCTACCCGAAGGGCGGGAGTTTGAAAACGAAATTACTTTAAAAAACTGATGATTCTTTTACTTTTCAAAATTCATGCGAAGACGAATGCCCGCCTTTTGGGTAGGTGCTGTTGGCAGCAGTGTATAATTAAACACTATCTTCTTGTTCTTCTTGTTCTATTAAATTCTTTTCATTATGCGAAATAAAAAGTAAAGTCTTGCTAAACCTTGTTGATTCGATAATTAAAGCTTCATTAGAGCGAATTAATTTCGGAATTGAATTATTCAATTGAAAATTTACATTTATGGGCTTCTTTAGCTTTAGTACAAAACCTTCCTTATCCTTTAGTATCTTATAATCACTAGTAATTAAAGAAAATTTCTTTCCTCTCTTAAGGTCTAAGTATTTTAAAATATTGTTCCAGAATAGTGTCACTAAAATAAGTAAAACCACTCCTATTCCAATAAAAACCCGATTCCAAAAGCCTTCAGTTGGATTGAAAAAAAACCACATTATTATTGCGGTAATCATAATAATCAAAATTACTGCTCCTGAAAGCAACAATGCTAATAATGAAAACAATTTAATATCATCCGATATTCTTTTTTTGTCAATATATGATAGGTTGGTTTCTGTCATGTTTTTTTTTTAGAGCATTGCTGCCAACTATTAGATAAACGCATAAAAAGTATTACTTTTTTCCCTTAATGCCTATGATTTATGGAAATTTACACAGAAATACAAACTTTTAAAATTAGCAAAGTTCAAAAGGAAACATTGCAAAAATTAAAGTCTCAAAAAGTAAACGTTTCTAAATTCATAAGAGATGCTGTCAAAGAAAAAATTGAACGTGAAAAGTTAGTTAAAAAAGATAATCGAAGAAAATACACTATTGACGATTTGATTAATAGTATGAAATAAATAAAACAAATATACTTACATATTTAAAACTAATTTTGTATATTTGCTTTATAAATAAAACTATTGTTGTAAAACAGAGGTTGTTAAAAGTGGGAAAAATCAAAGGCACTTTAATAAATTAATATTAAAGTACCTTTTTGTTTATTAAAAATTATGTTAGGAAAAAAATTACAACCAATATTTAAAGAAATCGCAACAAAATGTGGTGAGGAATTAAGAAAATTAATTCATACTTACACTGGATTAGATACACATGAATTATCTAAAAATTAAATAATGGAAAATAAAAAAACAATTCAAGAACCAATTAAAAAAAACGGGTTAACATATTTAGAATTTTGCAATGAATTAAGAGGATTAGAAATCTATTACAAAAACAAAATAATATCTAAATTTTTACTTTTTTGGAGCAAAACTAAAGTTGATGAAATATTAAGCAAAGGCAGAAATTTCAAAACAAAAGAAAGAATATTGTAAGATATAAATTATGCAAAGTAAAAAAAATTCAATATTAGAAAGTATCACAAATGTAATAGTAGGATTAGTTATTAGCTTTTTAATTCAATTAGCAATCTATCCAATATTAAACATTCCTGTAACATTAAGTCAAAATATAATAATTACAATAGTTTTCTTTATTGCTTCTTTTATTAGAGGTTATGTAATAAGAAGAATATTTAATAAAATCAAATGAACCCAAAACAAATAATAAGAATTACGAAGACGAAAAAGCAAATTTAATATTCAATACAATTGTAAAAATATTAACGATTAGTTTAATTCTAACAGCATAATTTATGAAAAAGATACTTTTAATTCTCGGAATTATAATCTTATTTTTGTCTTGCGACAAAGAAGATATTGAAAAAACTTGCAATTGTAAAACTCAAACTTGGATAAGATACGGACAAGGAGAATGGTATCGTGGCGGTTCAGAGTTCTACTCAAACAATTGCGAGGATAATAATAAAGCAGTCGGGCAACCATACAGCGGGCAAGGTTATAGTTATAAATATATAGTTGAGTGTGAGTAATGTTTAAACATAACTTTTAACATGGCATTTGAAAAAGGAAATAAATTAGGTAAAGGAAGACCACCTAAAGCGGATGAGGAAAAAGTAAACAACTTATTTGTAAACGCTTTGAAAGAGTTGTATGATAAAGAAACTGAAGATGAAGCAAAGATACATTTTATTAAAAAAATTTTGTTAGAAAGTCAAAGAGGCCAGTTGTTTGTTGCGGAACATATATTCGGTAAAGCACCACAAGAAATAAAACAAACTAATTTTAATATTGAGGCAAAAGATTTAGACGATGAAGAAATTAAACGTATAAAAGGTGCTTTAGATAATGCTTACTAACGAGGAAAAAGTTTTAAAAGTAATGTGCGAGAATGATTTATTATTTTTCACTCGTTACATATACAAAGAAAATCATAGGCGTAATTTTATAGTTGCGCCTCATTTCGTTATGATAGCTAGTAAGTTAATGGATGTTATCAATGGTAAAACAAAAAGACTTATTATAAATATTCCACCTCGTTACGGAAAAACTGAACTTGCTGTAAAGAATTTTATCGCTTATGGTTTAGCAATTAACCCAAGCGCAAAATTCATACACTTATCTTATTCAGATGATTTGGCTTTAGATAATTCAAGTCAAGCTAAAGAATATGTAGAGAGTGAAGCATTTCAGAAGTTTTGGCAAATGAAACTAAAGAAAGACGCACAAGGTAAAAAGAAATGGTTTAACGAGCAAGGCGGTGGAGTTTATGCGACTGCTTCTGGTGGTGCGATTACTGGTTTTGGTGCTGGTGTTTCAAATAGTAAAACTTTTAGCGGCGCAATTATAATAGATGACCCTTTAAAGCCTGATGACGCTTCAAGTGAAGTTAAAAGAAAAGCGGTTAACGATAGATATAATGGAACAATTCGTTCACGTGTTAACGATAGAGAAACGCCTATAATTGTAATTATGCAAAGACTACATGAGGAAGATTTAAGCGGTTTTCTTTTGAATGGCGGAAGTGGGGAACATTGGGAGCATTTGTGTTTACCAGCTTTAAATGAATTTAACGAGCCTTTATATGCTCAAAAGCATACCTTTAAGGAGTTAGAACAAATTAGACAAGCTAATAGATATACATTTGCTGGTCAGTATATGCAAACTCCTTCGCCTGACGAGGGAGGGGAATGGAAAAAAGATTGGTTTGAAATTGTAAATCGTCAAAGTGTGCCAAGTATTAAATGGAAAATGCTAATAGATGGCGCTTATACAAAAGATACAGCAAATGACCCGACAGGCTTAATGGTTTATGGAAAATATAACAATTATATTTACATTTTAAGTTCAGTTGATAAATATCTTGAATTACCTGAATTAATTAAATTTATACCGACTTATATTCAAAGTTTAGGGGTTCCAATATCAATAATAAAAGCCGAACCAAAAGCGAGTGGTAAAAGCATAGTGCAATTATTAAGAAGTCAAACAGCTTTAAATGTTGCTGAAATAAAAAGCGAATTTGTATCTATGTCAAAAATAGAACGTGCAAGAAGTGTATCGCCTTATATTGAAAGTGGGCGTGTTAAATTAATTTTAGGTAATTGGAATGAACATTATTTAAATCAAATTGCAATGTTCCCAAACGCTAAACACGATGAACACGTTGATTTAACGGCTTATGCAATAGAAGATGAATTATTAAGTAGTTCAAAAGCTTTAAACATAAAACTATGACAAATATAACGTTAAAGGAATTTCTAAAATTACCTATTGCAAAGCAGATAAGTTATACAACTATATTACAGCACATTAAGGGGAAAGAATTAATTAAAATTCCTATAACAGAATTAACGTACAACGATGTAAAGATTGTTTTCAAGGAGTTGCAAAAAGAAAATCCAAATATTGAATTAATTTTTTGTAAGTCTTTGAAAATCACAAAAGAAAATTACATATATTTGCCTATCGTTAGTTATTTCCAACTAAAAAATTATATTGAAAAATATTTTATAAAGTTAAAAGAAAACGAAGTAAAGTTGTTACAGTCAATCAATGCTGATGCTGGAATTTGGGAGATGGCTGGTGGTAATGATTTAAACGAGTTTAGCGATATTTTACCGCTTTCGCAATTAGCAAAAATATACGGTGGTTACCCATTTGAATATGGAGAAAAGAACTATATTGAAATAATTTATTTATTAAGAATGAATAATAAACAAGCTCAAATTGAGCAGGAATATCAAAAGCTAAAAAGTAAGAAATAATGGATATAGTTAGAATTTTTGAAAATATTTGCACAGGATTAAGTTATAAATTTCACTATGGCAATAAGTCGCATTTGAACTTAATTGACCAAAATGGAAATTTAGAACCTAATAAAATTCATTTGTTATTATTTCCTCCAACACGAAAAAATAAAAACACAAATGATAGTTCAAGGACTTTTAATGGTAATTTCTTTTTTTTAATGCCTGATAATTTTAGTCAAGATTATTATAATAACACAGATAGTTCGGAAACTGAAAATAAATATGAAAGTAAAATTGAGCCATTAATTAATGCATTATCTTCTTTGGAGTTGCAGTTGCAATATTGTGAGAATATAGACATTATTCAGTTCGATAGTATAGATGCCGTAGATGTTTTAGATGCTAATTTAAGTGGGTTGTGGGTAACATATCAATTCAAGGTTTATGAATGAAATTTTAGTTCAAGAATTTGAAAGCATAAAAAAAGATTTAATCGAGGTATACGATAAAAAAGGAATGCGTGCCAGCGGAAACTTTGCCAGTAGTTTAGAAGTTGTTAACAGCACGTTTGGAGTAAAATTATTAGGAGC